CAAGGTCCTCCTTTTTATAGAGTCGACATTTACGTGTATCAATCTTGAGGTCGCCATTTTTGTTGATAAAGACCTTGGGAACTTTCTTTACCTGTTCAATGACGGGTGCAATACGCTTTTCAATTTCACGAACTTGATTCATGACCGATGGATCGCGTTTCCCAAGACCAGGTCTCTTTAGTGGGACCTTCTTCTTTTCCGCTTCTTTTTGAAGAACAGCTCTCGCCCGTCTAATTGCCGACGATGTACCAACTTTCTTTGGTTCCTCCATCTTTTTTACAGTCGCGGGTCTCTTTGGTATGAGCTTTGAAAGAAAGCCAGCCTTCTTTTCTTGAAGGAATGGATGATTTAGGATGTCATCGTATGTGGGAAGTCCCTCATGTTTCATAACGCGAAGACGCATATCCTTGATGACCTTACTATTCACTCCAAGATAGTCTTTTGGAAATAAGTCTTGCACAAACGTCTTGACTGTATTATTTTTTGAATATTTATGAATTATATTGAGGAAGTAGTGCGCATCGTACATTTGGTGTGATTTTAGAGAAATACCAGCCATATTGGCAGATTCCTTGTCAATCTCCGGATTTCTAACACCCTCGATTGTCGCCAAACCAAAGTCAATCATAATGGGTGTATCATCCTTCAATATGAGAAGGTTGTTCCAGTGAAGATCATGATGTCTAAACTTTGGATACTTGTTGTGAATCTTCTTGAGATTTCTAATGACTTGTGTAATCACTCGACGATAGGCTGGTATCGTTTGTCCAGATCCAATCCACTTTTCGAGCGTCACACCATTGATGTATTCAAAGTACAATATATCCCTGTTATTACACGTCTTGAAATGATACATACGGGGAACACCCATACCTTTCAACTTTTGCGCGATGCGATATTCCATTCGGGCACTGGGCTCATTCGTAAATTTTATGGCAACTTTTGTATTACACGCGTCATCTAAACAACCATAATACACCGCACCGTACATACCTTTACCAATTTGGTAAAGTCCACCCTTTTGAATTTGGCTTATTCTATTCAAGCGAGGTGCGTACAATTGAGACTTTGGGTCACACCCCTTGGCACCTCTCAAAAGTTTCTTGAGTTCTTGACCGACTGCATTCTTCTGTGCGTCGGTCTTCGCATTATTGGCGATGTATACAAGTTCTGCGAGCTTGACCATACTTATTACATACTAAGAAAAGATTCATACAAATGCTGGAAACAATCGTATCAATCGTGGGGATTGGGTAGGTATATTATTTATTCTTCATCGTCAACTTCAATGTCATCGTCGACCTCTTCTTCCTCTGGGAAGTCAAGACCTTGGAATGCAAACGCGGGAAGCTTTGCAGACTGCTCAAGGAGACATTGTTGGAGGCGCATGGTCACACCAAACTTATTGTCAATGAACCAAATGGAACTCAAATCAACAATAGCCATAACCTTTTGACTCTTCTCAATCGTGTCGAGAGAGACTTGTTCCTTTTGCATAGAGTACGCTTCTGGAACAAAAGTGCCATCGGGCTTCGTGGCAATCTTGAGCTTCATCGTCGAGGGGTACTGTTCCTTACCTGGGCGAACCATGGGCTTGTAGAGCGCTTCACGAAGCACCGCGACATTGAACTCCTTCCCGAGCCACTCCTTGGAGTTCGCAGCTACAGTATTCACGATGATATCATCCAAAGCCTTCAACTTATCGTGAAGCTCCATAGCATCACTATTGTCCGGGTCAAAGGACAAGTCGAGGGAGTATGACGTGCGTCCAGTACCTTCATCAGTAAAGGCACTCAAGCCAAATGGAGAGCGCATGAATGGAAGTTGGATGTAGAGTTTTTTGTTGTCGCTACCGTTCAAGTAGACGGTCTTACCGCCGTTCTTATTCTTACGGAGTTTTGAGAAGCCCACAGAGGAGGCAGAGAATTCGGAGGATCGTTGGATAGCAAGCGACATGGGTAGAGGGTATTATATATCTTCTTGGAGTCTTGACTTTAAGTCAGTTTTTTTGTGTGAGTATTATAAAACTAATCATGGGTCTTTTTAAAGATTGTGGCTGTGGATGTAACGGTCGAAAACAACAGGAGAAGTTCATCACTTCTCTCATTTCAGGTTTGACTTTTTTCATCATCGCAAACCCAGAGACATTCCGTCTCGTCAGGCGAGTTCTCGGTCCACGCATCGCGACTCCAACTGGATGCCCATCCACTGCGGGACTCATTGTGCACGCGACGGTCTTCACACTCGTGGTGTGGGCTATGATGAACGTGAAGAATGAAGCACCAACCCCCATACTTAAAGAATCAAAGGAAGATGTCGACGAACGAGTCATGCGACCCTTGCGCATGATAGACGTTGTTCCAGGACCAGGTATGGAAGAGCCCGGATTCGTCGACACGGGACTTCAACTCGGTTCACTTGATCTTAATGGCATGTAACTAGAATAAATGAAGTATCGGTTGTTTGTTCAATTCTTGAATATTTTAAATTTTTAATCCGATCGTATAAATTGTCCACATGTTTATCGGTAATTGTAAAACACTTCTCGATAATCATTTGTCCGTCGTATTCTACAATCAGAGGTCCGGGTCTGCCAACAACTGATTGTAAAATGTGAATCATATAATTCATATTTGCTTCTAATCTTTAAAAGTCTTCATCGAAACCAATCTCCGTGGACTCGTCATCTAACTTCCCATAGTCCCCAACCCGCTTCTCAAAGAAGTTGGTCTTCCCATCCAAGCTAATATTCTCCATAAAATCGAAAGGATTCTTGGAATTCCAAATTGGAGGCACCCCAATCTGTTTGAGAAGTCTGTCAGAGACATACTCGATATACTCGGACATCTTTTCAGAGTTCATACCGATGAGGTTACAGGGGAGAGCATCCAAGATGAACCCTTTCTCAATCTCCACAGCCTCCTTCACAATAGAATGAATGGTTTGTGTTGAGGGTTTGTGTCTCAATAATTTGAACAACTCCACCGCAAACTCTTGGTGGAGTCCCTCGTCACGCGAGATGAGCTCGTTTGAGAAACAGAGACCCGGCATGAGACCCCGCTTCTTGAGCCAATAAATAGCGCAGAAAGACCCAGAGAAGAAGATACCCTCAACGCACGCAAACGCGAAGAGGCGTTCAGCAAATGAACGAGACTTTGTATCAAACCACTTCATAGCCCAATCTGCTTTCTTTTGAATACATGGTACAGTTTGGATAGCCTCGAAGAGTTGCTTCTTCTCAGTGCCATCCTTAATATACTTATCAATCAACTTGGAGTAGGTCTCCCCGTGGACCATCTCGTTGTGGCACTGATACGCATAGAATGAACGAGCCTCGGAGGACTGCACCTCATCGGCGAAATTGTTATTGATATTCTCAAAAACAATGCCATCGGACCCAGCGAAAAACGCCAGGATATACTTTATGAATTTCTGCTCATTATCATTGAGTGTTTTCCAGTCATCCAAATCCTTTGAGAGATCTACCTCTTCCGCAGTCCAATTGCTCATTTGGGCCTTCTTATAGAGATCCCAGAGGTGTGGATATTTCAGGGGAAAGACTGTAAATCTGTTTAGGGTGGGGGCTAAAAGGGGTTCGTACTCGTCCTCCACCCACTCTTGAAATTCAAAATAGTTTCCGATACGACGTCCATCAACAAATATTTGGGGGTAGGTGTCCAACCTTCCGTCACACAACTTCTTGAGATCCTCTTTCTCAATCATAACTTTTTCATAATCCATCCCCTCGGATTCGCATAGTGTGACAGCGTGTTCGCAGTATTGGCATGCCTCCTTCGAATAAATTGTGATTTTCATCTGTAGTATTATCCCTGATAATTTTTTGCTTGAAAACTCTAAGCATGATTGTACCATCTGAAATAATTGAAGACGATATAGTCAAACTTTTAGTAAATGAAGACGACGTGGAAGATGACATGTTCGCAGTTGTGGGGATGAACACTGGCCTGGTGCTCGGGGTGCGTTATCTAAACCCTACTGAGCTCATATATAAGTCCGCCTGTGTCTATCAACTTGAAAGTGGGGATATGAACCCTGCGCCATATGAAAGTGTGATGGAACACTACCCAAGTGGAACGACATTTGAGGATTTGGAATTCAAAATGATTAAACCTGGAATGTACGCACACCTCACCGAGATTGACGTGGAGGATTCGGATTCTGAGATATATGACGAGGATGAGAGTGACTCAGAAATGGATGACTTCATTGTCCCCGATGATGAGATTGACGGACAGGTGATACCACCATCGGACTACAAGTCCATTGACGCGGAATGGAATAGTTGGAAACCTTCCACCCCAGGCGCAAGAAGTTTTAAGGAGACCGTAGATGCCATTGAAGCCTTGGCAAAGGTGCACGCTGATAACCTAAGTTTCGGTGCGTAATTACAAAATCTAAAAAAGATCACCCACTTTCATACCAATATGCTGGCAGCTATATGGTCTGATATAGACCAATTATTACCACAAAAAACCCACGAAAAGCCAGTGAATAGAAACTTTTGTCGCGAATGCTCAGGTGTGAAAGTTGTCTCACCCGAAGGTCTTCCCACATGTTCGGAATGTGGTCTCGTCGAGGATAATTTTGTTGACGACTCCGCGGAATGGACGAGTGGACTTACAGATGATGGCCGTGTAAACGACCCATCCAGATGCGGCAATCCAAATGCAAACCCCGAACTCTTTTCCCAAAACTGGGGGAAGGGTACTATAATTTCAACGCAACGTTCTTCAACCTATGAAAACAAGAGAATGGCCAAGATTAACTTTCACATGTCTATGAATCACAAAGATCGATCACTTTTTCATGCGTATCGTGATATTGATGAGGCGTGTCATACTTTACCAGAATCAATTCGCAAAGATGCTAAGATGATGTACCGAAAGTTCAATGATGAGAAGTTGACCCGGGGTGCGGTTCGTCTTGGAATCAAAGCAAATTGTATTTTGTATGCGTGTAGACTTGCACAATGTCCGAGAACAACAAGTGAAATAGCGGATATGTTTGGAATTCAATCCAAGGATATTAGTCGAACAACACAAATATTCAAAGATACAATGATGGGAGCGACGGAGAAAAACTATGTGACAAAATCATTTGATGTAATGCAACGACTTCTCAATGGATTTGATATTTCGAGGGAAGAACGATATAAATGTAACAAAATGTGCGGTGCAACGGAGGATTGTGTAGAACTTATGAGTAAGACCCCAAATAGTGTAGCATCGGCAATCATTTATATAGTTCTAGGGTCAAATATCACAAAGAGTGAAGTGTGTGAAAAATGTTCGGTGTCGATACCAACATTGAACAAAATAGAAAATATAGTAAAAAAACACTTAGAGGTTAAAGGTCTTTCATAGTAAAGGATGACGGTAAAGTTATTTCTTGCAACACCATGTTATGGGGGTCTTTGTTTAGAGAAGTATATGTCCAGTATTATTAAGCTTCAGATGCATTTAATGGCAGAAGGAATCCAATTGTATATCGATACTACCGAAAATGAGTCGCTTGTGCATCGTGCGCGTAACGTTGCCGTTGGTCGTTTTATGCAAAAAAGCGACTGTGATTATTTCATGTTCGTTGATGCCGACGTCGATTTTAATCCCGAGTCTGTGGTTCGCCTTGTAAGATCTGGGTATGATATTGGTGTTGCGTGCTACCCCAAAAAGGTTGTGATGTGGGATCAAGCCGCCAATGCGGTGAAGGAGGGTGATGAACGCAATATGGCAATGCTTTCTTCGAGCCTTGTGATCAATTTTGGTGCAAAAAATAGACCGGTTGAAAACGGCTTCATTGAAATCCTCGATGGACCAACAGGATTTATGTGCATCAAACGCGAGGTTTTTAAAAAATTGGAGGATAAGTTTCCCGAATTGTGGTGCAAAAACGATCACCAGAATCGAGACTTTGATGATTACCACGCATGCTTTGATTGTATGATCGATCCAGTGACTCGCCGGTATCTATCCGAAGATTATGCATTCTGCCGTCGGTGGCAACAATGCGAAGGTAAAATTATGGCCGATGTTAATACGACACTAGGACATGTTGGAAATTTACCATTCTCTGGATGCCTTAATGACAGGCTTAAGGTTTAGACTATATTAATGTGTAATATGAACTTGATTACAATACTCGTCACTCGTTCGAAATCATGCCACGTGAAAACGTTGCACACAATTCTCCGCATCAACATGAAGTGTGTGCAAACTAATTCAAAAAACGAAATTGTGTACGTCGACGATAATCCATATCAGAAGGCTGAGATCATTCAAGAATGTTTGAAAAGATGTGATCGTTTGTTGTTTATCGACTTCGGTATTGGAATGGATCAAGGTAGTATTGATCAAGTATTCGAGAAACATGATGGTCTTCCATGTCTCGTGTTCCCAGGTGTCACCGAGGGTGTTGATTGGGGTCTATTTAGAAGCAAGGTTCAACAGGACATATCAGAACCAGTTGAACAGATGGGCCTTGCGTTTGACACCGAAGTTGGAAAGAAGATTAGCGATGATATCTACAACGTCATCACAACGGATGCGCGTGTTTGGATCATGAATTCAAAGCATATCTTGAAAAGTATTAAGGATAAAAAAACTGGTAACACCAAGATTTATCCCAAAATGTTTGAAAAGTTCAAAGAACAAGGTGTGAAGGTTTATGCATTTACAGCATCTAAGTTGACCATGACTTACACACATGAGTGTATAAGCAATATATTGAATGCCGCCGGTGTTAAAGCAAATTAAAGTTTAGTTCACATTTAAATACATGTCATCACCACTTCACAAACATGTTGTAAGTTTCATCCATCGTGTTTGGGGGAGTAAGGATTATTTCCCAGGTCCTCAACCTGTATCCATTGAGCGTCGGCACTTTCCAATTCTTAGGGGTGGAGAATATGTGGTCTGCGAGAAAACAGATGGGGAGAGACATATGATGGTTGCGACAACCTTTGAGGGGAAGCCACACTGTCTTCTCGTCAATCGAGCATTCAATATGATTGAGATTAAGATTAATCTGAATAAGAAGGCGTACGAGGGAACAATTCTTGATGGAGAACTCTACGATACAACACTCATGGTGTATGACGCCCTTCTTATAAATGGTGTCCCCGTGGGGCATCTTAACCTCTACCAAAGACTTGCAGAGGCTGAAAAGATGCTCAAGTGTATCATTTACATGAAGTTTGATGTGTACCGTCTCAAACTTAAAACATTTTATGCATTCAAAGATTTTGAACACTTTATGGATGTGTACCTCCCCACAGTTCAACAAAATGTTGATGGCATTGTATTGACGCCTGTAAATGAACCGGTGCGTATTGGGACACATGAGACTATGTTCAAATGGAAACCAGGGGAAAAGAATACAGTGGATTTCCAAATGAAGAAGGGTGCAAGTTTTGAGGGTGTTGGTAAACCTGGCGCCCCAGTGTGGAAGTTGTATGTCCAAGAAAAGGGTAAACTGTTCTATGAAACGGAGTTTCCTCTCAGTCGTATGAACGAGCCTTGGTTTGAGGATGATGCAATCGTGGAGTGTATGTACGTGTCTTGGGAAAATGGACCTATGTGGTGGAAGCCCCAAAAGAGACGCCGAGACAAGACACATCCCAATAATAGACGAACATTCTACAGAACTATCGTGAATATCAAGGAGAACATTCAGTTGAAGGAGTTTTTAGATTGTATACCAACACATAGTGACCCGCCACCGTAGGAAGCTCAGCTTCTTTCACGACATCATCATTTATATAGTACCACTGAGTCCCGTTCTTTACAAAGCTTACGTAGTGTCCATCTGCTTGCATACCCACATGCACAGCACTTGCAATTAGATTGTATTCATTTTTATCAATGAATATATTTTCAATAACATGTATATGACTTTTACTATCAAACGAAATCATAAAAACTTGTGGAAGTTTTGAAAAAACCATCCGGGATGTCGCGACATTGTATACTTTCCCCTCGGTATCTTCAAAATTTTCAATGACATTCCAACTCGTGCTTTTTTTGAGCATTTCCCCTAAATCTGTACCTCGAGATGTTACTAAATGAATACCAAAGTCTTCTTCACTTGATGATTTCCCACCCGGCCAAACAGTTTCTTGTGTCTTTTTTCCGTAGAACCAGTCCTTTATTTGTGGCCTCGCGCGTTCCAAAATGTCTATGATACACAACACGGCCTCTTGAACGTCGTGTTGATCGTGATTCTTGAAGCGTGGAAAATGCACGTAAAACTGTTCCAAGAGGGGTTTCATATTGACAACTCCCTTTTCTTGGGATACCCAATAGAAATGAACGAGCGTCGAGTACAATTGTGTGAACTCACAATCTCCCGTGTACTGTGCGTGTAAAAAGTAATTCGAGAGTACTGGGATGTGAAGTAAACATTGGAGTGCTGTATTAAAATAGCAAGTATTTCCGAGGTTTAAAAAACCTCTCATTACATTTTGTGTATAAAAAACACTTAAGAGAATGACGCGTATCTCTATTGTAAAGAATAATGTTAGACATTGAAACTATCACCGATAAGGTTCTCCCCGTGTTTGACACACATAAGGATGAAGAAAATATCGAAATAGAGTTGCGTCTTGGTAAATATAATGGATCTTTCTTTGATACAAATGTGGGGAAAGAAACATTCGAGCGCGTACTCGATGGGCTTCGACGGTATACGGGGTGGGAAAGTGTAAAAACATCTGTGTCCGATATATTTTATAGCGACAAAGAGGGTGTAAGAATCTCATCGGATCATGACACGGGTGAACAAACAATGATTCAAAAGATTAATGTTATCAAAGATGATTTTACCGGTACACCACTTGATATGCGTTTTAGTATTTCTAGAGAAATCCCAACGTGGGGTGAATATGAAATGGATCGAAAACGAACAAAGACGCGCCACTCGTTCATTCGAAAGAACCTTAGTATCGACATGACGATTTCATCGGGTGATAATGTTGATATGGATTCCGAGGAAGAATGTTCCTATCAAATTGAGTTTGAAATCATTAAACCTGGTGATGTGTCGTGTCGTGATGAACTCTTCAATATCATTCACAAAGTTAACGATCTATCTAAATTAATTCCTATGTAATAAGTAAATGACAAGGTTTGCAATCCTCGCCCTTATAGCACTCGCTCTCATGTATGAAAAGAGTGTTAACTCAGAAGAAATAGCTGGTTCTAAGAATTTCCATCTCAGCGCGGGTATGTCTAAAAGTACATACAAACAAATGCGTGCGGATGGTGTCGACGCAGAAAGTCTTAAAAAGTTCGTGCAATTGGAGGATCGTTTTCTTCAAATTGAACGAAATTCAGTATGTTCGGGAATACCCAACTATGTGGAGGGTGCTGTGATATCTAATTTAATTAAGGAACTATTTCCCAAGTACAACTTTGCGTATCACACGATTCACCTCAAGCAAATTGGGGAACCTCTCAAAATATTGAACACGTATATATCATGTTAATTAGATTCCATACAAGCATTTTGTGTTTGGGACTTTCCATGCGAGTATAATTATGTATAATGTGTATGATAAGTCCATTGTCATCTTCCGATTTTATAGTGTATTCCGCAATTAGAGGGCATCGCGTTCGCCATTCTCTCACGTAGTCAGCCACTATGTATATGACTGCATCTAGAAACTCTTCAACGGCCATGTCAATCCAGGAGTTTCTAGGTGTTCCCCAATTTCTAGTATCCGAATCAATAATTACCCCATGTCCATAGCGTTTCATACCAATGTCAAATCTTTCTCTGAGTTGTTTTTCAATGAATTCCATTTCTAATAACAATTAACGCTTCATCCTTAAGTTTACCCAAGTCTTCTTGTGATTTGCCAATTGTTTCATAGTTGGACCTTTAGTAAGAATATAGTTTGTCGCGGCATTTCGATATTGTGTCACCAAGTTACGTGGAACGTTAGTGACATTGAGTTGACTTCCAATGACCTTCTTTTCCAATTCTCGTCTTCTTTCCATTTTCCAATTACTAACCATACCCTTCTTAATGGTATCCACATTCTTCTTGAATGGGAGACCCAATTTATTACCCTTGTTCAATTCATTAATCTTCACTTTGACTGCTTTCACATCATTATCAATCGAGGGCATCACATTCTTGTAACGGTTCATCCACCGACTACCGTACAATTTAACAAGGTCTCTACGAATCGAGTTTTCATTGAGTCCTCTTTTCTTGATAACTTGTTGCGTCTTTACCACTTCCTTTTGCTTTGCCACTTCTTTCCTAGTTGGTTTGGGTGGTGGTGTCTTTGGTTTTGGTTTGGGGGCTACCATCGCGTTACGCACCTTTTCAATCTTTGCACAGAGAGTCGCTTTCGTTTCCTTGGGATCAAGCTTAATCTTGAGGATCCCCGCGACACGAAGAAGTTCGGTTTTGCTATAACCCGTACAGGTCGCGCGACCAACTTTAAATGATTTGTTTGTACCTGAGAGGGTCACGTTACGCCCCTTGTTTGTGTTTTTGAATGTCGCCGTTTTGGTATTAGATATACCTTTGATCTTTTTACAGATGTCCTCCTTCTTGGAGGATTGGGTAATGCCTACAACACCCAACTTCTTCGCGAGATCCACAAGTTCCGACTTTGAAAGGCGCATACATTGTCGACCATCAATCTTAAGGGCCGCCTTTTGATTTGTACTTAACACAGCTCGACGGGTCTTCTTTGATTTGGGTGACTTCTTGGTTTGTTTTTTCACAAGTTTACGTGGAATATTAGAACTACTGGACAATACAATTTCACCATTTGTGTTCAAGTCTCGGACAAGATCAATACCATCATTGTATGCGACCAACATATCCGCAGGGTTTCGCGCCCCGGATATTTGAATATTACCACTTTTTGAGATAATATACTTGTGTCCATTGTAAGTGATATACATAAATGGAGACAACTCACCATCATATTTTATCTCCGTGTAGCCATATTGTCGTTGCCCCCGACGCGCAAGTTCACCCATGTTACGTATGACCCCATTGATTCTGAACTGACCACTAAGATTGTTGTATTCAAATGGGCTATAGAGAAAGGCTTCTTTATCGGAATAATTGTCCACAATGAATCGTCGAATGAGCTCAGGTTGATTCGCGATATTTGTCCCAATAAACCCCCCAGAGAATCGAATCTTACCATTCTTATAGAAATTGACTGTAGCACCCTTGGATTCCACCCCATTTGTTACGATAATCTTGAGTTGAACTGTAAAAAAGTTCAAGTTCATATTCCCCTTGCGACCATATTCACGGGTATGTGTAAACCCCGTGACAAATCGTCCATAAATACCATTAATCTCTGTGGTGTCTATATAAAGACCCTCACCAATGGGTGATTTTGGGAGGGGTTGTTTGAGGAGAATCTTTTTAAGGTTGATACGAGTATCAGCGCTGAATTGACGATTCACCGTTGCATTGAACATACCTGGGTTCAACTTACTCACGGTAAGCTCTGGTTTTGGTATGGGAATATCAGCTACAATGTTATTCATGTCATTGTTTGAGTTGTACACAAACTCCGCAAACTCGCCATAATTTTCATTACTCATCATATTCTTTTCAAGGCGAGGTGGAAACTCCTGTTGTCGGGTAATTCCAAGTTCCATCTCAATTTCTCTATTGAGTGCGTTATTTGACGCGGTTGTGGATACTGAACTTGGGCTGTTCGTGGTGCGTAACTCCACACCCGACTGCTTTACAAATTCTCTGAGCTGTTGGCTCATATTACTATTGGTCAGCATTTTTTTTAATAATCATCTGCAAATCCAAGCGTTTCTTCAATGACGTCGAGACCGTAGATCACGGGCTGTCTTGGATATGTTCGACCCTTGTAAGTCACCGTCTCTTCCTTGACTTCGATATCCCGTGAACTGAATGGACCTGCATAGAAGTCTTGGTTGAACTTGGGTTTGCCCAAATTGTTCGCTTGGCAGTGCTGATTGAATACCTGGATGAAGAGCTTCTGGGGCACAAAGAGGTCGTTCCCATAGACAATGCTGGTGGATTCCAGGAAATTGTGGAGGGTACTCGCAACCATTGCAACCTGCTTCTGGATTTTCTTGAAGTATTCGGGGACAACATTCCAAATATCCTTGTTTCTGTACTTGTTTGAGTAATCCAAGTACGCTCGGATACACTTGAGAAGAATAATGGGGATTTCACCATCAAGCTTCTGATCCAACTGGGGATCTGCATCCTTGACCTGCTTTGAGAAGTTCCAGGTGAGAATACGGCGGAGCACCGAACCCGAATTATCCTTCCAGTTTGGAACCTCATTCCCACCCAATACACCCGGGACCTTCCATTCAATACTCGTCGCAGTCTTATTTTTTACAGCCACAGATACATCTTCACCTGATACCATCGACTGAAACTCGGCTTGTTCGAGTGCGAGATCACCCTTTACCTCTGGGGCAATAAACATGAAAGCATCCTTGATCGCAGAGAGTCCAAACTTTTTTTCAATATTATTCGACATTGTCACAACATCTTCATCTTCGTAGAACTTCTTGAATACTTTCGTAATTAGAGTTGACTTACCGGACCGTGCAATACCCTTGAAAAATGGAATAACCTGCCACCCATCGAGATCACCCACATCAAAACAGAGACGTCCACCCATTACATAGGCCCAATCACAGACATCATCGTCAAACTTTTGATATTTTAGAATCGAGTCGAAGAACGGGGTTGGGATATCTTGCCATCTGTCAATGTGAGAAAAGTCATCAAATTGCTTGTCAAAATACTTACACGCAATGATTGTTGGATCAAGGCATCTGAACTCCTTACTTTCATAGGGGTAAAAACAGCAATCGTACACCCCTCTGTCGGGAATCCATTCTTTACCAATGAAAACACCATTTTTAAATGACCACACTTGACGTCTTTTTGTAATTTCTGGGAACTGTGCATCAATACACTTTGAAAGATTATCAATCACTTCTCGAAACACCGAGCCTCGGCTTGTAAAGTGCTTCCAATTAACGAAATCGTCATCTTTCTGTGCAAGAGAATATACGAATCTTTCAATTGTGAACTTGGGTTTCCATGCCCTTGTTCGATGACCCTCGACCGTCTTCTTCTCTTCACAACACGAATCTTTGTATCGACGATACCCACTCTTATACGTTTCATCCAGGGCATACAATAAACACTTCTGGAACGGAGTCGAACTTTCAATTTCCTCTTCGTCCATCGTCGATGGATCTCCCGTCACACTAAACTGTGGAAGTGCAGTTGGGTTGTCAATCCGTTCAAATGATGTATAGTGTCTGCGAATGTTCTCATACCCGTCACACAACTGCTTCAGGACGTTATTGATTCGGCGTACAACGGTCATCCCATCATCCGCGTGATCATACTTGTGAAGCTTGATATCACGAGCGTGGTTTTTCAAGTTGATCAGATACGTTCTTTGACGATCACGGTTACCTTTGATCGCAAGGATATCGATTTGATTTGGAATTGGATTTCCAGTGTCGTCGAAGTTTTCGGGGTGAATGTATTGTCTATATCCAAGTTCGCGGGCATTACGGAAGTCGTTTGTCTTTAGAGACCACGCCTGTTCAAACTTATTAATCACGTCAAGTACCTGTTCTTCTTTCATCGATTGGATGTGCTGTTTTTGAAGCTCGGAGAGTGCCTCATACTTATTGGGTTCCTTATCGATGAAATGGGTGTGTTCCATTTTCTATGGTATTTACTAAGTAACGCGATATCTTTCTAAGTAGATTTTTGGGACATCTTGGCAAGCATTTTTATCAGAATTCTATTTTGGGTTTCCAATTGATTGGAGATATTCACGAGAGCCGAACACACAGTGTCTCCGTCTGGGGTCGCCAAGAGCGAACTCATCAAACCAACGACATCCATGACACCCTCGTCTTCGTCCATAAAGAATTCGTCATCTTCCTCTTCCTCTTCAGACAATACAATTTCTTCTTCTTCGTCAGATACAATTTCCCCATCTTCAACTTCATCTTCAGGCTGTGACGACATTTTAACATATGCTGAGAAAAGTTGATTGTGTAATTTTCGCACTCGTGCGATTTCGACCAGAAAAAAAATCTTGCTATATAGTACAAAAACTCTCACGATGGCCGGTGGTCTCATGCAACTCGTCGCCTATGGCGCCCAAGATGTCTACTTGACTGGTAACCCAAAAGTCACTTTCTTCCAGGCTGTGTACAAGCGTCACACCAACTTCGCGATGGAAAACATCGAACAAACTGTCAACGGTACTGCGGCCAACTCCGGTCGCGTGTCTGTGACCATTGCCCGTAACGGTGATTTGGTCGGTGACATGTACATTGAATTGCAATCTAACGCTGCGGCGACTATTACCACTTCGGCGGTTGCGGATGCTTGCTGGGTCGCGGAACGCGCGGTCAACAACGTTGAACTCTCCATCGGTGGCCAACGCATCGACAAGCACTACCAAAAGTGGTGGCGTTTGTACGATAACTTGTACCACGATGAAGCCAAGAAGGCGTCCTACGCCAAGATGACCACTGCGGCTACCGGTAAGACCGTGTACTTGCCATTGGTCTTCTTCTTCAACCGTAACCCAGGTTTGTACTTGCCTTTGATTGCCCTCCAATACCACGAAGTCCGCATCGACATTGACTTGGCCTCCGACATGGAGACCTATGTTAACAAGAATGTTTTCAAGGTCTGGGCCAACTACGTGTACTTGGACACCGAAGAGCGTCGTCGCTTCGCGCAAAAGGGTCACGAATACCTCATCGAGCAAGTGCAACACACTGGCTCGGACACCGTGACTTCCGCTGCCCCCAAGCAAGTTCGTTTGTCCTACAACCACCCAATTAAGGAATTGGTGTGGTGCTTCTCCAACACCGCGGCTCGCTCGTCCTTGTGGAACTTCACCTCGTCCAACCAATTGGATGATGTTGTTCTCGAGTCCAACGCGCGCGCGGTTTCTGAATCCAACTGCTACGTGCCAATCACCCAAGGTTCGGGTGCCCCACTCCTCGCGGTTGGTACGGCGGGTTCCACTGCCGACTTCACCGAAGAAACGGCCGGTCCATTGTCCACCTTCAAGTTGGTCCTCAACGGTCAAGACCGTTTCAAGGAACAAGCGGGTAAGTACTTCAACCAAGTGCAATCCTTCAACCACCACACTGGTTGCCCATACCCAGGTGTGTACTCTTATTCCTTCGCGTTGAAGCCAGAAGAGCACCAACCAACTGGTACTTGCAACTTCTCCCGCATCGACAACGCCCAAGTTGCGGTGACCATGAAGGCTACCGATGCCACCACCATGCACATGTTCGCGACCAACTACAACGTCCTCCGCATCCAATCTGGTATGGGTGGTCTCGCGTTCTCCAACTAAGCTAATTATGTAACTCGATCGCGTATTTAAAACACAAAAATTAACATAATTCAAATATGTTAAGTTTTGTTTAGCGTTCTCAAATTAGAAATAATCTCGGTATAATCTATTGCCAAATAATTTTGTCTGTATATATCAAATGGCAAGCAAACAAAAAACAACACAGCAGCAATTGGGTATGTGGATTCCAATATCAATCCTTGTTACTGGTATTATTGTGTCCATTGTTGCGATTTCGCGTAATGGTCGCAATGGATATTTCAAACTTAAATAAATGACACAATGTAATAACAAATGCAAGACGTATACACAGACGGAAGTTGTTTGGGAAACCCCGGTCCAGGTGGTTGGGCCGTGACTGGCGCGGGCATTAATATGTCGGGGGGTAAAGATGGAACAACAAATAATGTCATGGAAATGACTGCCGTCGTTCAGGCACTTCAACAGTGTCTCGCACGCGACATTCTTGAGATAAGACTGTTTACCGATAGTAACTATGTCAAGAATGGAATAACTTCATGGATTAAGAATTGGAAGAGAAATGGGTGGCGCACCGCCGCGGGTACACCTGTAAAGAATAAGGGGTTGTGGATCGAAATTGATACTCTCCAGGGTAAGATGACCTCTGTGGAGTGGAAGTGGGTCAAGGCACACAATGGACACCCACAGAATGAACTCGTGGATACCATGGCACACCGAGAGGCCACCGAGATTAAAAATAGCCACGTAAAATAATGGATCCCCACCCGTGGTGTGAGAAGCAGGAGAAGCTCCTCAAATCGTGGGCCGAGCGAGCCGCGGGATATCGCTGGCTTCATAATCACGCACGCCTTCACTTCAAAAAACAGAATGATTACCTGTCATACCCGAGTATAATCATCGCGAGTATCACAGGTGTTGGGGGTTTCGCGGTTCTCAATCCAAGTGGGAATGATAGTGTTTCATCGGAAACTCGCGCTAAAATTATGATTGTGCAGTACTTCTTTGCGTTCCTCAATGTTCTGGGTGGTATCCTCACATCTATAGGTAAGTTTAGTCAAAGTTTGAGTCTCTCACAGGCACACTCTGTGATGTGTGTCCAGTACTCCAAGTACTATAGAAATATAGATATGGAATTGTCCCTCGATGAGAATGACCGCACGGAGGTTGTTGATTTTGTCAAGAAGTGTCGCGAAGAGTATGATAGACTTCTTGACGAAGCCCCAGATATCCCAGCAATATCTATAGAGGCGTTCAATTTGGAGTTCCCCGATAAAGTGAATAAACCCGATGTGTGTAATGGTCTAAGTATCATTATATGTGATGAGACCGCGTCACAACTCGCATCAAAACGAGCTGTGATGAGGTGGTTAGGGGCGTTCAAGGGTGTTGTCAGCCGCAAAAGTAGGGATATAGATGATTTAGCGAGGATGGAAAGTGTTTAAAGATTTTATAACAGTTTCAGTAAATGGACGACTATATACTGGAAATACCCAATTTTTTACCGAATGATGTATGCGCGTCCATCGTTCGGCGATTTGAAAATGATACACGAAAAGAGCATGGATACTTTTCATATCCAATTGAGGGTGAGGTCGTCCAGAGAGATAAACAAAACACGGAACTTATGATTTCAGGTCTCGAGGGGTGGACAGATATAGAGAGAATTTTCACCGATTCAGTCCAAAAGGCTTTCATGGTATACATGGATCATCTGAAGACACACTTCAATTATGATTGTAGTTGTCACGTCTATGACTGGGAACTCTCTCAAAAAACCTTTTACTTTACACCATTCCCCATACAGCGGATAGAAAAGGGGTGTAAGTATGAATGGCATCACGATGGACACTTTCATCGAGGATATTTTGTACAGGCTTTGTTCTATCTAAATACACTCGAAGAGGGTGAGGGTGGATGTACAGAGTTTAGACATGGGAGACAAGTAAGACCCGAAGCTGGGAAACTCCTCGTGTACCCATGCTCGTGGACGTATCTTCACACGGGTGGTGAGGTGTTGGGGGGTCCCAAGTATATTTGTACGTCAACTTTGGGATTTGGACAAACTTAAACATACGACGCTCCAAGTTACAAAGATGAACATTGGTATCCTCACCGCTGGTGGTGTCTGCCCGGGTGTCAACACCCTCATCCGGTCAATCACCCTTCGTGAAAAGAATCAAGGAAATAAGGTCTATGGCTTCAATGGGGGGTTCAGAGGTCTCAATGCGAATATTCAAGAATATTTTGAACATAAATATCTTGATGACGGACCGGGGACATTCTTAAAAACGTCCTATGATTACGTCGATATCGACAAGGCGGTCAATACGTTGAGAGACTATGACCGCCTGTACTGTATCTGCGGAAACGAGTCTATGAAATCTGCGAGAGACTTGGCCCTTGATGACCGCGTGCATACAAATATTATCGGAATTGCCAAGACAGTGTTTAATGATATTCACGGTTTAGAGTCCATTGGGTTTCAAACAGCGGTTCAGGAACTTGCTCGCTATATTGATTGTGCGTTCATTGAAGCGACATCTACAGATTCTATTGTGTTCCTAGAGGCCCCTGGGAGACACAATAGTAAATTGGCTATATATGCAGGTCTCGCGAGAAGTTCAAAGATTACGAGTGTTATTACCCCGGATACGACGGATGATTACCGTACGACGATTGAATATGGCTACGCAAACAATG